AGTTTTGATTACTTGGTACAACTTACCGTTTAACTTCCAAAACCTAATTTATTTTGTATCGGTAGGATATCCGATTGTCTAGCTTACTCGCAAGCAGTACCGAACCGCTTGAAGTATGCAGCCTTGGCATCAAGGCGGGATTGTGGAACCTCAACAGCGGTCACTACTTCGCAAGCGTTGTAATGATCGTTGTATCGGAACACCATCTCACCAGAATCATTCTGGTACAACTGATCGGCGGAAGCCTCAATGCTGGTCATTTCGCGACCATTCCAAGGGCAGATATAAGTTACATCAAAACATTTCATGACATTTTTCCTTTCTTTAGTGTTGTTTGTCATATTAGTATTATCGTCTATAGGTGTGACACGTTAGGTCAAGAGTTAATAACTTTCTTTTGTTTTTCTTGAACAAATTTAATAACGTCATCAATCTCTTTTTCCCATTCCGGCTTGTTTGCTATTTGTGCAGAAACTTTACCAGTAGCAAGGGCCATCAATACTTTGTGCAAGTCCATGAGATCCATCGTGTTTTCCTTTTGTTGTTGTTTACTTGTCATATTATTATTATCGCACATGGTAGTGACACGTTAGGTCACTTTTTGAAGTTTCTTTGAAAAAACTTTTTCATTGCTTCCCATCGTGCCGGGGAAACATTAGCGGGACGATTCCCACCATAGGCGATCAGGTTCATCATTTTAATCATGTTTTTACTTTGCTTAATCATCATGCCTCCATTATACATAGTATCGTCATTTTGTCAACCCCTAGATCACTTTATTTTATAATTTTATAGAAAGTTTTTTTATTTGTCGTAAGTCGTTACCACATAAGGGTTTACGTCAAGGGGCGGGCATACCGTGTGCCATATAGAGATGGCTAGAATTTTTCCTAAAACTTTTGCATAGATTTCTACGATTGTAGAATATTAGTTTTTATAATAAAGAGGTGGGGTTTTTTCAATTTTTCTTAATCTCACGTAACCAGTACCGGATCTCTAAGGTGGTTCTCACAAAACAAGCCTAGCCCTGACTAAATGACCACTTTTATTTTAAAAATCGTCCGACCCCATTTTCAAACGACCACTTTCCCTAAACCTCTTGTGGACGATGGATGTTTGTATTAAGCTCACAGATTCCTCGACCGCATTTCTTTTTAACGCCTAGTTTCTGCCTCATTTTTCTGACAGCTTGAAGGCTAACGTCTCTGCCGGTTTGTTCTGTTAAAATTTCAGCAATTTCTTTATCTTTCATACGATGTGCATTGTCTCGCACAAAGTTCTTTTCATTTTCTGACCATTTTATATTCATAATCCTGTTTCTCCTCAAAAAAAGTAGCCATACCGTGTATATACTATTGTAGTATCGAATGACAACTTTTGATTTTTAAAAGGAGAAAATTTATGAAAGTTCCCCAGCATCAAATAACTAGCTCAACACTAAGAACAGTAGCAAGTGAAGAGCTTCAAGAAGAAGTTGAAAAAGAATTGGAAACAGCAAAAGCAAGCAAAAAACCAACTCCAAGCATATCAAAACTTCTAGCTACTTCAAATGAAGAGGAAGAGGACGAAGAAGATGGCATTTAAACTATTTTATGATGGAAACCCAGCACACACCAGAGTTATGGACGCTCAAACAGGAGAGCCGATTGACGGAATAGTTTCTGCACATGTCGATATAGACGTTGATGGTGGATTACTAACATTAGTTTTTAACGATTTTGAAGCAGAAATAAGTAATATTGAGGAAAGTGATGAAGATTCCCAAGGGATATACAGAGGAGGAAGTGATAGAGATAGTGTCCAGAATATCGAGCAGACTAGCCAGTAAGTTTAAGTTTGGCTATCATGAAATCGAGGACATGAAACAACAGGTTTTTTTAGAGATATTAAAACCAGATCGAAACGGAACAACTATCTTAGAAAAGTTTGATCCAGAAAAAGGCAATTCGCTCGACAGTTTTTTATGGATTCATGCTAGAAATAGATTGCATAACTTTAAAAGAGACAATTTTGCAAGACCCGACAAGCCATGTGACAATTGTCCATTTAAGGCATACATAAATCATGAATGTACAAAGTTTAGCAGCATGATGGACTGTAATCATTATTTTAAATGGTTCAACAGAAACGAAGTTAAGAAAAGTTTGGCAAGCAATCAAACATCATCAATCAGTAGTGTAAATTCAGAAGTACAGTATGACGCAAAAGTAGATGATAAAATATTTAGCAAAGAAATATATAAATTAATAAATTCAAATATACCTGTCTCTATGAGAGAAGATTGGATAAGATTTAGCAACAAGTTAAAAATATCCAAACAAAAAAGAGAACAAATGATTGAGTTTATATTTCAAATTTTAAAGGAGAATGGAATTGAGCCGGAAACGTGGTAAACTGTCAAATCAAGAAATGGCATATATAGAACAGAACTGTTTTGATTTGTCTCTTGAGGACATTGCCAACAATCTAAATAGAAAAATTGATCCTATTCGCAAGTACATCGACAAAAAGAATCTCAAAGCAAGAGATCTAACTGACGAAGAACACCTTCTATCTACTTTACGAGATCGTTACTATTACAAAGAACTTTCAAAGCAAATGAATGACGCTGAGATAATATTCTTTGAGCACAATTGGATTGACTTTTTTAAACAGTTCAATGAAGATGTTACTCACACAGAAGAAATGCAAATTCTAGAAGTTATACGCACAGAAGTGCTTATCAACAGATCAATGGAAGACAGACAAGAAATTATGGTCAACATTGATACTCTCAACAAGCTTATTGATGAAGAGATGGATAAACCAAAAGATATGCAAGACACACAAGCTCTTGCTATGTTTCAAACACAGCTAGGTGCTATGATTGGTAGCAAGTCTAGTTATATCAATGAACATGAAAAACTTTTGACAAAAAAAGAAAGATATCTAAAGGATCTTAAAGGTACTCGTGAACAAAGAAAGCGTGTAGCCGATGATGCTAAAACAAACTTCAGCATGTGGATGCGTGAACTTGATTCTATAGAGAACAGAGAAAAAGAAGGATTCGATATGGCGGTACAAGCCATTGCTGGAGAAAAAGCTAGAAAAAGGTTGTCTGATTTTCACGAGTATGAAGATGGCGAAGTAGATCAACCACTATTAAATTCAGATTCAGTTATAAACGAGGAAAGCAAATGATATCAGGAAAGAAAGTAACTTCAAAAGAACAAATTAAAAAGATACTAGAAATACCCGATGATGTCGCAGATATAGTTGACCATCAAACATCATCTTTTGAAAACTTACCACCTCAATACGTTATTGATCATTATAAACTAGGACCATCTGATGTTGTAGCACATTTTTATAAAGGCGACTTTGGATTGTTGAAGAATGAACATTTATACGAAGAAAAGTTTTCTATAAAAAACAGAACTTCTATAATGGCAAAAACACTTCAAGATTTATCAAGATCAAATCCAGAAATTGGCAATTTGATGGATGAGTTGAATTTGGTTATTCCCATTTGTTTAAGCGACATGCCTGTTGATAAAATGCAGCATGTACCGGCATTAACATTCAGTAAGAATTCTTTTTCAAATTCTATACTTATGCCAAGCTTGAATTCTATTTATGGTCATGTAGAATATGAAATGGTTGATTATCTTGACAAGCCTATTCTTCACAAACAAAACAAAATGTCATTTGCCGGATCTTTGACCAATATCGGATGGAATGGTCACGGCATACAATACAACCAAAGACTTCAAATGGCTTGGATGGCTAAACAAGCACCCGATTTGTGGTCTTGTAAAATTATGAAGCCTCCAAAATTTGATGACGAAGAATGGGCAGGCGTTGTAGAAGAAGTAGAAAAATATTTTCCGGGACTTTCTGAGTCAGGCCACTTTTGTCAAGAAGAAGAAAAGGTAACTATTCAAGAGCAACTAAAGTATAAATTCCAACTATCTGTAGATGGTCATACTTCAGCGTGGGGTAGATTGCCTTGGCAACTTAAATCTAACTCTGTTGTTATCAAAATAAGAAATCCTCAAGATGATTTTGTAGAATGGTTTTATCCTCTTCTTCAATCCTCAAAACATCTATTAGAGGTAGATACTCATAATTTGATGGAGGTATTCCAATATCTAATACATGAACCAGAAGAGCAGATGAAATTATCTAACAATGCCTCTGATTTTTCCGATAAATATTTATCCAGCGACTTTGCTAGGAAATTACTTCTATATACTTTACTAATACTAAATCAAAAACAATCATTTCAAGAACCACAGAGAGGAGAAGAGTAAAATGAAAAAAGCTCTAATTACAGGAATTACAGGACAAGATGGATCTTATTTAGCAGAATTATTGTTGTCAAAAGGATACTCTGTTGTAGGTTTGGTAAGAAGAAGCAGTATGCCTAATTTAGATAGAATTAGTAGTATTCTTACAAATGAAAATTTTTCTTTGGTAGAAGGAGATTTGAGTGATGCTTTTTCGGTGTATTCAATAGTGCAGAAAGGGCAGTTTGATGAAATATATAATCTTGCTGCACAATCTCATGTTAAGACATCGTTCGACCAACCACATTATACTTTTGCGGTAGATGCACTTGGTCCAATTTATTTTCTTGAAGGTATACAGAAGTTTTCTCCTGAAACTAAATTTTATCAAGCATCAACAAGTGAACTTTTTGGTAAAAACTATACAGTAGATGATCATGCAACACTTATTGTAAAAGACAATAATATTGTTGTTGATGGCGTTAATGGTAAAGGCTTGTATGATTACAAGAAATATCAAGATGAGAATACTGCTTTTATGCCACAAAGTCCTTATGCCGCTGCAAAACTGTCAGCACATCACATGGTTAGAATATACCGAGAGGGCTATGGAATACACGCTTGCTGTGGTATCTTATTTAACCACGAAAGTGAAAGAAGAGGTGAACAATTTGTTACACGCAAAATAACTAAATGGATTGGAGAGTTCAAACGATGGGCAATGAGTGTAGGCTTTGTTAATGATCCACCTCAGAATGGAAACGATTTGGTTTTAGGCCCAAACAACTCAACATTTCCTAAATTGCGTCTTGGTAACTTAGATGCTTATCGAGACTGGGGACATGCAAAAGATTACGTTGAGGCCATGTGGCTCATGGTTCAACAAGATGATCCGCAGGATTTTGTTATTGCTACTGGAGAAACTTACTCTGTTCGTGATTTTTTACGAGAGGCTTTTAATGAAATTAACATACAAGACTTTGAACCTTATGTCGTCATTGATCCTAAATTTTACAGACCCGCCGAAGTTGAATATCTTTGCGGTAGACCTACTAAAGCAAAAGAAGTTTTAAAGTGGGAACCAAAGGTATCTTTCAAAGAGTTAGTAAAAAGAATGGTTCGGAGGGACATTGATGGCGAAGAAGAAACGCAAACCATACACTCAGAAAAAGTACAACAAATTTAAAAAGGCTAAATACAGAAAGGACTCTAGAGACTATAAAAGTCCTGAATATACAAAATGGCGAGAAGACATAAAGAAACGAGACAACCACCAGTGTCAGTGGCCGGGATGTTGCTCTCGTCATAGGTTACAAGTTCATCATATAAAAACTTGGGCAAATTATCCGGGAATGAGATTTGTTACTGCAAATGGCATAACGCTTTGCAAGAAATGTCACGATGATATTAAAGGTAAAGAACATGACTATGAAGGTTTTTTCTTAAAAATATTAGAATGGCAAATGCTTGACAAAATAAAACAGTTTAATAAAAATAAAGAAGATGAAGCATGAAGTTTACAGTAATAAGAGACACGAGGGAAAAACCTGACCACGGATGGTCTTTTGCTCCTGATGCATATTGTGAAGGAACTGTTGTAAATAAAGTAAATGCTGGTGACTATACGATAGACGGTTTAGAAGATTATGTATGCATTGAAAGAAAACAATCTATTGATGAGTTTGCACATAATTGTATAGAAAAAAGATGGCAAGCTTGCATGAAAAGAATGTCAGAATGCAAACACGCATATATTCTTTTTGAATTTAGTTGGGATGATATTAATAACTATCCTAAATCTGCTAAAGTCCCAGAGAGAGTAAGAAAAAGATTGAGAATACCGGCAGCCTACATAAGAAAAGTAATATACACAGCCAGAGAGGATTATGGTATACATGTCTTGGCTTGTGGAGATAGGTACAAAGCAGAACAAGTAGCATATAGGATTTTAAGAAAAGCACATGAGTTACGATGTTGAAGATTATCAGTATGCTTGGCTAAGACTGAAAAAAGAAGATGTAAAAGATATCAAAAACCCGCTTACAAATCTTACTGAGTGGGAACAAAATAATTTCCATCTTCATATATTAAAAATAATGCGTAATCCAAAATATATGCATTGGACTGTAAAAACGCTACTCAATGTTGACTTGCTTCCAGAACAAGTAGTAATACTACAAGAACTTTGGAACAAGTCTTTCCCTATGTATATTGCCAGTCGAGGTTTTGGAAAATCATACCTTCTTGCTGTTTATGCGGCACTAAGATGCCTTCTTATACCCGGATCTAAAATTGTAATTGTTGGTGCTGCATTCAGGCAATCAAAAGTCATATTTGAGTACATGGATGTTATTTGGCGTAATGCACCAATCTATAGAAGCCTTTGTAATGATGCTAGTGGTCCTCGCAGAGATGTTGACAGATGTACTTTGAAGGTCAATGATAGTTGGACCATAGCAGTACCGTTGGGCGATGGAAGCAAGATTCGTGGTCTTCGTGCTCATACAATCATAGCAGACGAATTTAATTCGATACCTGTTGAAATATATGAAACTGTTGTTGCTGGTTTTGCGGCTGTTTCTAAAGACCCTGCTGGAAATGTAAAAGAAGCTGCGACAAGAAAAGCTATGCAAGAAGATGGTGTTTGGTCTGAAAAGCAAGAAGAAAAATTTAATGAAAGGCATCGCAACCAATCTATTCTTTCGGGAACGGCGGGCTATGATTTTGAGCCTTATGCAGATTACCATCGTAAATATCAAAAAACAATTAAAAGCGGCGGCAATATAGAAAAACTAATTGAGGATGGAAATGCTGAAGATATACCAGAATATATGAAACGTCTTAATTATAAAGAGTTCTCTATAATAAGAATGCCATACGAGCTTATTCCTGAAGGTTTTATGGATGACCAGCAGGTATCACGCTCTCGTGCTACGATGCATAGTGGAATTTATTTAATGGAGTATGGTGCATGTTTTGCAAAGGACTCACAAGGATTCTTCAAAAGAACTGTTATAGAGGCATGTGTGGCGAGCGACAAAAATGTTGCAAAAGAAAATTGGCCGACTTGGTGTGAGGGGCCGTTTGATGCGATGACTCGCGGAAGTCAAGACAAGCAGTATATATTTGGAATTGACCCCGCTAGTGAGGTTGATAACTTCGCTTTGATAGTTATGGAGATTCATGAGCAGCATCAAAGAATAGTTTACTCTTGGACAACAAATAAAAAAGATTTTCAAAACAGAAAAAAGCTGGGCCTTACTGAAGTAAATGATTATTATGGATTTTGTGTTAGAAAAATCAGAGACTTGATGCAAGTTTTTCCATGCGTTAAAATTGGCATTGACTCTCAGGGCGGCGGATACGCGATTGCAGAGGGTTTAAGAGATCCCGATAAAATGGACCCCGCATTAAATGAAGTCGCCATATTGCCCATTATAGAGGACAAGGCGAAAGATACAGACCGTCTTCCCGGTTTGCATATTTTAGAATATATAAACTTTGCAAGTGCAGAATGGACATCCCAAGCCAATCATGGACTCAGAAAAGACATGGAGGATAGATTTTTACTATTTCCAAGATTTGACCAACTTACTCTGGGAATGGTCACGAAACAAGATGAAACAAGATTCAAAAAACTTAAAGATCAGATTGGAGATAGTGCAGCATTAAAATTGTATGACACGCTTGAAGATGTTATAATGGATATAGAAGATTTAAAGACCGAATTATCCACAATCATGGTAACTCGTACAGCATCTGGGCGTGAAAAATTTGATACACCGGAGATAAAACTAGGAACTGGTAAAAAGGGCAGAATGAGAAAAGACCGTTATTCTGCTCTTGTTATTGCAAACATGATTGCTAGAACGATGCATAGGGAAATACCCAATCCTTCTTATGCTGTTATTGGTAGAGTAGCTAATGCTATGGAAAGCAAGAAAGATGAAAATAAAATGTATTATGGCCAAGAATGGGCAGCAGGCTATAATCCAGCTTCTGTTAAAATAATAAGAAGAAATTAATCATGGTGTATTAATCAGAGTACTATAACCACCACGCTAATACGAAAGATTAATATTATGCCAGAATATCATACACAAGATTCGGATTGCAATTGTCCATGCAAACGTGCGGGACATCCTTGGTGTCTTGATTCTCCAAGTATTCATACAAGCACAAGTATAGTTGATGCTGAACAATACAGGGGTTCTGGGACAATAGGAGTTTATGACAGAATAAAAGTAAATATTGGTCCAATATGTCTGCATAAATGTCCAGTAGATGAAACAAATATGGAAGACCAATACGCATGTGTTGTCAATGGGGGTATAACTCCATACTCTGTTTTAGATCCATTTAATCCATTTGAAAATTGTGGTGTAAATTTAGATTCTTTTATGAATTACACTGGGTACATTGCTGGGGTTACACTAACGCCGCATGGTCCTGATGGTGGAGATGTTGATTGTCGCTGGTACGGTTCTGCTGAGTTTATTGTACGTGATGTTCCGACTTGTAGCGGTGTTCCCTTTGAAGTTACTTATAAGGTAGCATTACAAGTTAATTGCACAAGCGGTAATATTTCATCAGGATGGAGACCTATAATAGATAAGGATTTAAGGGGTATTTTAAGTGGTCCTGATCATCCGTGTGTTCAAACCACCACTAAACTTATTCCGATTCGTGGAGATTCTAAACCAAGCACAATGCCTTTACCTGATGATGCTACAGATACAAATGGAGTTAGAACTTTACACGATTTACTTGAAGAACAAGATGAGTCCTACAGGGGCAGAGTTTTTCTTCCAGCCGAATCTCCATTAGATATACTTAGCGATTATATACTTAGCGGTTCTGAGGCTCTACCTTCTGGGGATACACCTTGGAGTCCTCCTTTGGGTGGTGGATAATTTTAAAATTTAAATAAACGGGTCCATATTATGTCAGATTCAAATTGTAACTGTCCTTGTAAACAGCAAGGACATCCTTGGTGCATCTTACCAAGTTATGAGGCAGTAGGCGGTAGCAGGAGCGATATGGTTATTCCTCATCCTACTTTTAGAGGATCAGGTTTTGCTGGAGTTTATGATGTCATACCTGCAAGTATTTTTGCAATTATCAAAAAGTGTCCAGTTGATGAAACACCCGCTGAAGACCAATATAATTGCGTTGTTAATGCAGGCATCACCCCACATGTTGTTAACTTTGGGGACGATGCCGCCGCTACAGGTTGTTGGGCACTTCCAGAGGTGCAAAACTTTTTAAACCGTACCGGTTATACTCAAGACACGCTAGAGCCTTGGGATGGAATTACAAACGACGATACTGATTACAAAGGAAGTATTGAATTTGTTTTTGATCCTGTTCCATCCTGCGTTATTGATGATAAAAGATACTTTCCAACTGTTACTTATCGAGTAGCTTATCTGGTAAATTGTGAAAGTGGAAACTACACAGACCAATGGAAACCGTGTATCGACGAAATATTAAAGTCGAAAATCAATCCACCGACAGCCCGATTAGAGTGCAATCCATCACCTTGCACCAAAATAAGAACTAGATTGGTCACAGTTAAAGGTTGGCCCAAAGCAACTACAATTGATTATTATGATAAGTATGTCGATGCAGGAGGAACAGATACCAACGGGATTAGAGTTTTACATGATGTATTAGAAAGACAAGAAGACTATACAGGGAAGGTTTTTGTTGGAACTGATGCTAATGACAGTGGTATAGCTGTTACGGGTATTTTTACGTCAACCGATGCGTATCCGTCTGGTGAAACTCCTTGGGGTCCACCTTTAATTTAAAAGTTGGAGTAAATAATATGAATATTGATAAACCATGTGCATGTCCTTGCTCTACAAGCTGGCTTAAAAGATCAAATAGAGACCCCTCAACAGATTATCATAAAGAAGGGTTTTGTGTTTCTAATATAAATTGTGGATCAGTTGCAAAATATAGAGGATATGGAGAGTTGGGTAGTCCGACTGATGGTGTTTGTGGTTGTTACGATGCTGTTATTTATGATTTAAATTTTCGTCTTTCAAAATGTATTGGTAAGAAAGGAGAGACAGTTCCCGGAGGCCGCTATCCAGATTCAGTAAAAGAAGTTCCTCTCCCAGTTGATATAGATTGCACTATAACGCTAGATGTTGAATCGACTAATGGTGCAAATATCCAAATAACAGGAATACCTATTGATTATGAATTTGCTTATGACGAGTTTGGAAACTTGGCATATGAATTTGCAAAAGCAACGATTGCTTTCACTAATACGGGAATTGCCTGCGATGATACAAAGATATGTTATAGAACAAAACATACACTTTGTTGTGAGTTAGACAGTGGTTTAGAGCCTGCACAAAAAATGGGAGGTTCTATTGCTTGCGATGAATGTGCAACGTTTGGGTCGGGCGGTCCTAACTTTGCTGATCCAACAGTCAGTCAGTGTCCTGAAACCATATGTATCAAAGAATCCCCTAAAAACGATGGATATTGCCCAGATGGTCTTCATGGTGGATATGATGGAAATACTGGAAGACTTACAGATCGTGTAGAAGGGGCACAGTTTTTTTATCCTCCACAATCAAGCGTTAATCCCGAATAAATATTTTTGCTTTTCAATGCCTATTGGTGTAACTATCAATAGGTATTGTTATGTGCAAGGAAATAAAGGGAAAATAATTTATGTCTAAAAAATATCCAAAATCAGAAGCTCAAGCTTCAAACTATCTATCCGATAAGCCTGCTTATATGAGTTGGGACACAGATAGTGAACAAGAAAAAGCTCTTGCTTTTACGACTTATAGCAAAGCTTTAGAAGAATCTTCACATTCTGTCGCATCTTCAACATCAAGAGATTTTAGAGGGCTGACTACCTACGCAGACGGCAGACCGGGACTCAGAGCATCGGATTTTGATTGGTTTAGGCCCGGACAAGCAGCACCAACCAAACCAAAAGATATCATTGCTTTTGCTAGATATGCTTATAGAAGAATTGGGCTGATTCATAATGCCATTGACTTGATGGGTGATTTTTCTGCACAAGGTATAAGACTTGTTCACCCTAATAAAAGAATTGAAAGATTTTACAATGATTGGTTTGAGCAAGTTCAGGGTAAAAGAGTCTCAGAGCGTCTCGGTCATCTTCTCTTTAGAGAAGCTAATGTCCCCATAAGGTGGTACACTGCAAAAGTAAATAAAAGAAAAAGACTAGAGATGCAAAGATCTGTAGCTGCAAGTGACATTAGTATTGATATCGACGCAATAGAATTTACTAAGAATGAGATACCTTGGCGGTACAATTTTATAGACCCTATCTTGGTTGAACCTCTTGGTGGTTCTGTTGCTAATTTGTCTAAGGATAAAGTTTTGGCATTGAAGATTCCATTGGCATTGCAAAATGAAATAAAAAAACTTGAAATGGCATCTAATGGGCCAGATGGAGACGTTGCACAACAAGTGCTAGAAAAAATATCTCCAGATATATTACGTGCAGTAAGCGGTAATAATAAAGTAATATTGCCTCCAGATAAAACTAGCATTTACTACTATAAAAAAGACGATTGGCAAACTTGGGCCGATCCAATGACATATTCAGCATTCGAGCCTCTTAACCTTTACCAAAGACTCCAGCTTACTGATAAAGCCGCATTAGACGGTGCTATGAACAAGATTAGAGTTTGGAAAATAGGTAGCTTAGAACACAAATTAGCACCCACACCAACAGCATCTTCAACTCTTGCCGATATGCTTGGTGCAAATGTAGGTGGAGGTACTGTTGATATTGTCTGGGGTCCAGATATTGAATTGCTAGAAACAAGCAGTGATATTCAATCATATCTTGGAGAAGAAAAATACAAACCTACTCTAATGGCTATTTATTCGGCACTGGGCATACCTCCAACATTAACTGGAACTTTTGGAGCTAGTGGAACTACAAATAATTTTATAGCATTAAAAACATTAGTAGAAAGACTAAATTACGTAAGAAACATTATCATTGATTTCTGGAAAGAACAAATAAAAATTGTTCAAAAAGCTATGGGTTTTCGTCAACCAGCTATCGTTGAGTTTGATATAATGTATTTAGAAGATCCAGCAGCAATGACAACTCTACTACTTAATATGGCTGATAGAAACATAGTTAGCGACGAGTTTGTACAAAGACACATTAAAGCTACGCCAGACATTGAGAATAGAAGAGTAATCTCAGAAAACAAAAGCAAAGATGAAAAAGTAAGTCCTTATCATTCAGTTGATAAAAATCACTCGCTAAAGAAAATCGCTTTGCAAACCGGAGTAAGCTCTCCTTCAGAGGTGGGGCTAGAATTGAATGAAAGAAAGAATGGTGAAAAATCTTTGGTAGATATTAGGGACAGTAGAAGAAAACAAAATTCGCCTAGAATTGAAGAGCCTTCTGCACCCGGAGAGCAAGGTAGACCTAAAAATTCTGGGGATACAACCACCAGAAAGCCTAAAGGGTTCCAGCCAAAGCTGAAAGCTTCTTCTGAACTATGGGTCAAAAAGGCTCAAGAAAAAATATCTGAATTAATTAATCCAATTGTTTTAGCTTCATATAGTAAATCTTCACTAAGAAACCTTAATTCTGAAGAATTTCAAGAGCTAGAAAGAATAAAATTTGAAATATTGTGTAATTTAAATATAGGAGAACCTATAAATAACACCACTGTTGCTCAAGCTGCTGAAAAACCAGAAAAGTCAATACATGCAGAATTTGATACTTGGCTTGCTAGTGCAGAAAAGCAGTTAGGCAAACTTACCATAGAGCAAGTGCGTGATATGAGGGCATCTTATTGTATTTATTATAAATATGGGAACTAAAAATGAATGAAATAAAAGTTTATGATGTAGAGAAGGCATGTGGGTTGGAAGAAAAGATACGTTCCCAAGCTTCTGTTGCTTTTACAGCACCTGTTGTAAATTATGACTCTAAGTGTTTGGACGGCAAACAGCTTTCAAAAGCAAGTTCAGATTTGCTTGATATAACATCTGCTGCGGTAAATGACCCAGATCTTTACAATGTATTTTCAATTCTTGTATCTACTTCATGGAATAGAAATGACGATATATTTGGTAAAGAAGAAGTATGGGCGGCACGCAATACCCCTGTGTTTAAACCCACAAACATAGAACACGATGAAAAACAAATGGTTGGGGGAATGGTCAACTGCTGGCCTGTAAATGATGATTTTGAGCTTATTCCTGATGATGTAGTTGCATCAGAGTTACCAGATGTGTATCACTTGCTGGTTTCTTCTGTTATCTTCAGGCAGTGGCAAGATCCTGATTTAAAGGAAAGGGCAGAAACTCTTATCGCTGAAATCGAAAATGGTGATAAATTTGTGAGTATGGAATGTATATTTAAAGGGTTTGATTATGGCATTGTAGCTCCAGATGGGAAAAATCACGTTGTTGCAAGAGATGAAAATACAGCATTTCTTACTCAGCATTTAAGGGCATATGGTGGTCACGGTTCTTACCAAGACCACAAGGTTGGAAGAGTACTAAAGAATATTACTTTTAGCGGAAAAGGCTTTGTAAATAAGCCAGCAAACCCTGATAGTATCATATTCGATAAGGAACATATTTTTTCTTTCGCGTCGGTAGAAAGAACTAAAAATCTATTTTTACAGAACAATGGTGTAACATCTAATATAGAGAAGCAACTTTCTTTTGAAGTTAATGCCTCAGATATGGAGAACAATAAAATGTCTGATAATCAAATTTTAAATGATCAGGTGAAAGAGTTAAAGGAAACTCTTGCTTCTGTCCAAGAAGAAAATAAAAATCTTAACGAAAAGCTTTCACAAGCTAACGTTTCTGCATATGAGAAAAAGATTACACAGCTAGAATCAACTGTCGCAGAGTTTGAATCTAACGCTGGTGACGTTTCTTCGCAGTTGGAAGAAGTCGTGGCAAAATCAGAAGCTCTTCAAAAAGAGTTGGATGAAAAAACCGCAGCACTTGAGGAGTCGCAAGCACTTATGCACAAAATGCATGAAGACAAGAAAAAAGAAGATCGTAAAAACAAGATGGTTGAAGCTGGCCTTTCAGGTGAAGAAGCAGAAGCCAAACTTGATATCTTTGCAGAAGTTTCAGATGAAGCATTTGATGCCTTCGTTCAGACTGTCGCAGACATGCACTATGACATGAAGAAAAAGAAGAAAGATGCAGAAGCTGGAATGCATGAAGAAGATGAAAAAAAGAAAAAAGACGATGAAGCTAAAGCAGAAGAAGAAGAGATCGTAGAAGAGACTGAAGCTTCTGAGCTTATCGAAGAAGAACTTGATGAGAGCAACGTTGCTGTTTCAAGTGAAACCGAAGACGAAGTATCCACAGCTAGAGCAAGTCTCCAAGAGTGGGTAGAGAAAAATATCATGAAATAAACATTCTATTTAACTTAGGAGATTATAAAATGGCTCTAAAAGGTGATCGTGTTGAACATCTCACGGATATTAGCTTCTTTAAAGCTGATGCCGTGATTGAGCGTGGTCTTATTGTGGCACACCTCACTGGAGGTTCTGGTGCGGCAATGGATGATTCGCTTGCACAAGTTGATACAGTTTCAAGCACAGGAGATCTTGCTGCTGGTTTGATTCTTAATGACGTTGTTAATCTTGATTTGACTCGTCAACAATACAATGCCCACAAAGACGAAGTACAACTTGGCGGTAAAGTCACTTTGCTTCGACGTGGAACCGTTGTTACTGACCAAATTTCTGGCACGCCGGTTATTGGAGAAAAAGTACACTTCGATGCAACAGGCAAGCTAACTACTGCTAGTGATCCTGCTGGTAAAAGTATGGCTGTTGGACGTTGGTTGGGTATTAAAGACAAAGATGGCTATGCCAAAGTTGAAATCAACATCGTCTAATTTTTACAAAAAGGAAATAAAAAATGAAAAATTTTGAATATAGTCCAGAGATGGAAGCCATTCTTAGACAAAGTGGTTCCCAGAAAAAAGAAGAATCTTTGGCTGCTGTTGCAGAACTAGCAAAAGCACTTGAGACTCCTTTGCGTAAAGGCGTTATGAGTGGAGATATCCTTGACGGTATCTACGAAGTTGTTAATCTCGCTCCCGGTGCAACTAGCGAATTCCCATTGGATTTCCTAGCTCCCGGCACAGAAAAAGATTTTGTTGCATATACTATCCCTAATCACGGTCGCATTCCAGAGCGTCATGTAGAAGGCGATTACGTCATGGTTCCTACCTATGACATCGGTGCTTCTATCGACTACTTGTTGAAGTATGCTCGTGATGCACGCTGGGATGTTGTTGGTCGTGCTATGGACGTTATGCGTTCTCAGTTCACAAAGAAAATGAACGATGACGGTTGGCACACCTTGATTTCCGCTGGCGTTGACCGTAACATTCTTGTTTACGATCCAGATGCGGCTGCAAGCCAGTTCTCAAAGAGATTGGTTTCTTTGATGAAGATCACCATGCGTAGAAACGGTGGTGGTAACTCTAGCTCAATTAATCGTGGTAGATTGACTGATCTTTTTGTTAGCCCAGAAGCTATCGAAGATATTCGTAACTGGGGTGTTGATGAAGTTGATGACATTACTCGTCGTGAGCTTATCACTCAAGAAGGTGGCATGTTGACACGTATTTTCCAAGTCAACTTGCATGATTTGGATGAGCTTGGAGACGACCAAGAGTATGAGTTGTTCTATGAGAACGATCTCGGTGGTACTCTCCCTGCTGGTGACAGCGAAATTGTTGTTGGTCTTGACATGTCAAGCGACGACAGCTTTGTAATGCCAGTTCGTGCAGGTCTTCAAATTTGGGAAGACGACACTCTGCATCGTCAAAGACGTGCTGGCTTCTACGGCTGGGCAGAACAAGGTTTTGCAGTTTTGGACAACAGAAGAGTACTCTTGGGTGCATTCTAGTCCATTCTGAAAAAATAAACATTTTAGCCGATGGTGGCACGTAGCTGCCATCGGTTTTTTTGTAGGAATATATCTCAGTTTAAAAATAGTATCGGAGAAACAGATGCCATTAAAAATTAAGGATAGGGTAAAACAGCTTACCACAACGACTGGGACGGGCACAATAACTCTATCTAGTAGTTTTCCATCTTTTCAAACATTTAGTGGTGCTTTGAATGATGGAGATGTCACTCTCTACACGATACAAAATTCTAATCAGTTTGAAGTTGGTAGAGGTGTTTTCTCTGGATCTACTCTAACTAGAGATGAGATATTTTCTAGTAGTAGTGGCACAACTAAAATTAATGTAGCTTCTACTTCTAATGTCTTTATAACTTACCCCGCAGGGGCGAGCGTATATACATCTGGTGATAACAGAATAGTAACAGATATATCTGGTGTTAGATTTCCAGATGGAAATACTCAAACAATTGCCTACACAGGTCATCAAGACATATCTGCCTATGCCACTACAGCTTTTGTTAATAATGTTAGCGGAAACTTACAAACACAAGTTTCAAATAATACGGCATCGTCTGGATATTTACAAGGGCAGATAACTAAAAATACACTGTCATCTGGTTATCTTCAAGGTCAGATAACAAAAAATACTGCTTCTTCTGGATATTTGCAATCGCAAATAACTTCTAATGATTCTCAAATATCTGCACTAGAAACATCTACTGGTTTACTGGATACCAGAGTAACAACCAATACAACCAACATCGCTACAGTTTCTGGAATAGCTTCTTCTAAAGACAATTATCAATACTGGACAGCTTCTGATAATTCTGCATCAGTTAATATATTGCCAACAAATCAAGTAAAATTTGTGGGTATAGACAGTGTTTCAGTTAGTCTTGCTAGTGGAAGCCCAAACTTATTTAATATTAGTGGATCTAGTGGTAAATGGAATCTTTCTGTTTCTGGTGTTTCAGACACGATAGCATTTAATGATACAGTTAAATTTACTGGACTCGGTACAAACCATGTACTTTATAATACATCAAATAATACTGTTAGTATTTCTGGTTCAGTAGTATATATAAACAATGTTAGTGGTAACTTACAGACTGGAATAAATACAGTAAGTGGAGATCTCATATCTGTAAGCGGTAATTTAGATTCCAGAATTACTACAAATGCATCTAATATTTCTTCTGTTTCTGGATTGATACCAGATCCCGGAGGGTCTGATAAACAAGTCCAGTTTAATGATAGTGGAGTGTTTGGTGCAGACAGTGATTTGACTTGGAATAAATCATCAAATACACTAACAATAAATGGATCGCTTGCTGCTACAAGTAAATCTTTCTTGATAGACCACCCAACAAAAGAAAATTATAAACTTCAGTATTCGTGTCTAGAGGGACCGGAAAACGGCGTTTATGTTAGAGGTTTTGCAGAATCAAAGATTATTGATCTTCCAGATTATTGGATAGGCTTAGTTGATGAGAAATCAATTACTGTAAATTTAACACCTCAAAAGTATTCTCAACCAAATCTGTTTGTGGATAAAGTTGAAAATAATAAAGTATATTTACGTTCTGATAAAGGTATAAACGCATATTATATAGTACATGCGGTTAGAAAAGATATTGACCCACTTAAAGTAGAATATAAATCATAGAATAATGGAGGCCAAACATGGCTACTTTTAATGGCCCTAAAATAGTTAGTGAAGGCATAGCCTACTGCATTGATGCTACGTGTTTTCGTAGTTTTAATGGCGTAGACGGTTCTGCTTCTTGGGTAGATATAATAGGAAAATCACAAGGAACTTTAACGAATGGCCCCGGATATGAACCAGAAAATGGTGGATATATTAATTTTGATGGATCTAACGATTTCCACACGCAGTCTGTTAGCTTTTCACCGATAGACCCAAGTAATGGATTAACCATGATGGGTTGGTATAAACTTTCTCAGACTGGTGCTAGTGTTTTGCTTTCTTATTCTAAACCTTCCACAAACAATGGAATGAGAATCCAATTTTCAAGTTCTCTTTTAAGCATGACGTTTGGCGGCGTTGCAGACTATACATTTCCCGGAATTACATCAACCAACATGACAGATGACAAATGGAGAAATATATGCATTACAGTTGTTGGTACTACTGCTAGTGCTTATATAGACGGTGAATTTAATACATCTATTAGTGTTGGCACTGCTAACATAACTGACTTATCAGAAATCACAATTTCAAAATCATCATATGATTCATCAGGATATTTTAACGGTGGTGTTTCGAGTGCTTATATTTACAATCGTGCTTTAACTTCCACCGAGATAAAACAAATTTACAACTCTACAAAATCAAGGTTTTCAGAAGACCATCAACCTTCATTTGGACCAGTTTCATTATAAGGGTAGTATAAATGACTCAAGATATTTTAATAACACCGAAAAGCGGTGAACCACAAATAAAATTCAATAGTTCTGGGCCAGTAAGTCCAGTAAACTTGAATGTTATATCGGGTGCGAGTCCGGTCCCCAGTATCGCTGCTGCCGGAAGTGGTGTGACAAGTGTTGTTTTTGATGGTACGCAGGGAAGATTATTAGAAATAAATGATAATTTATCTAGTGGTACTATTTTCCATGTTTCAGATTCTGCTGGCTTTCCATTTTTTGAAATAAATGCTTCTGGTGATGTTAAGCTTGCAGAGTATGGAAGAGATGTTTTATCTTCTGGACTTGTTGTTGTAGCTACAGGTATGGAAATCCAAAGAAACACACCTTCTGTAACTACAGACAAGCTTTATAATATTGGTGGAAATTTATATTTCAATGGAACTGCTGTTGGTGCAGGATCTGCGACTATAACTGGCTCTGGAACTGCAAATTATGTTCCTAGATTTTCTGGCGTAACATCTATTGCTACTGGTCTTATTTTTGATAATGGAACTAGTGTTGGTATTAAAAATTCTTCTCCTAGTGCATTATATACTTTAGATGTTGGTGGTAAAACTCGCATTGCAGCGTCCAGTACCGCTGCTTTCAGTGTTGGTAATAGTTCACAAAACGTATTGGAAATTGGCACTGCTACAAATACAGCCAAACTTGGTATTTTAAATGATAATAATACATCTGCAAACTATATTACAGTAAAATCCTTTGGCGGCAATGCAGGCGATGTATTTATAGTTACTTCTAGTGGTGATGT